AAGGACATGTTCCGTATTCGTAACGGTGCATACATGACAGGTTTCACATTCCGTGACGGTTTAGATGCTAATCTAGTTCCAAGTTACACATTTGACTGGTGTGTGGCATTTGATGACCCGTCAGATGAAAGTGTGGATCGCACAGGATACTTTGGCCTACGTAATGAAAAACCAAGAATCACATTGTCACCATACGTCCAGAACTGTTCTATTATTTCGTTCTTAGGCGGCAACGGTGTTTGGGTTGACGGTAGTAAGGTTATCGATCCTAACATTCCTCTCAACCCAATTGAAGCAGAAAATCCAGTCGAAGGCGATGTACCTCCACAAGGTAAGTCCATGGTTGCTAACGCATTTACTATGGTTTCCTTCGGTGGTACAGGTTGGTTATGTAGTAGCGATGGTTATGCGCAGGTGGTATCCTGCTTCCAGATCTTCTGTTTGAACGGTTCTTACTGTCAGTCAGGCGGTTACCTATCTATTACTAACTCTGCTACGAACTTTGGTTTGTATGCGCTACGTTCGAGCGGTTTTAGTCCAAAAGCATTTACATTTGACCGTGCTTTTGTAGCCAACACTGGAACAGAGGGTGGACGTATTACATTGACCACTATTGGTCAAGCACGTATACCAACAGCGCAGTATGTGTTGAAATTCCGTAATCCATCAACAGATGCGGACGTTACAAATAACTTCAAAGCGGCTGCTACAGAATTATCATTTAATGCGGCTACAGATGTTATTCCTGAAAGTAATATTATTACTATTCCGGACCACGGTTTGTTAAACGGAGACAGCGTAGTTTATGAATCAGACTATTTAAACACTCCAGGTAACGCAGTTATTCCTGGAATGATTGATGCATCTATCTACTATGTGTCCGTGGTCAGTTTAAACACAATTAGATTGTTTAACGATAACGGTTTAGCGTTCCCTGTAGACATTGAAGGTTTTGGCGTTGGTACACAGCGACTAGTTAAAAACGTTGAAGAATTCTTTGTAGAAACAGTAAGCTCAAGTCACAACGTTTATCAAGAACTTGAATTACCACCAGGACCAAACTATGTATTTGGTATTGGTACACCTATTACTGGTACTACAGGCGCATTTACTAACAATGCCTATGTTCTAAGTTGGAATAATACTACACGTAAGTTGATTATTTCTAACGAGTTCACCACAGTGGGCGAAGAACAACAGCGTGTTAAGTTTACAATAACCAGTACAATTTCTGCAGATCAGACTGCACCATCACCATTTACAGGAATTCCTATTGTTTCTGTAACTGATCGTACAGACTTGTACACAGCAACATTTAAAACTAACTCAACTAAAACAGCAAGTCAAATTCAAAACCCTGCTGGTACTATTGGTTTGAAGTGTAACTTCCACCGTCCAAGTATCTTGAACAGTTCTTCACATACTTGGGAATATGCAGGTTCAGGTACAGACTATAACGCCCTACCGCAAAACGGTGGACAAGGTATACCAGCATACGAGCAGTTTACTGAATTACCAGGACGAGTTTATACTTCAGGTACTGACGAATTTGGTAACTTTAAAGTTGGTGACTTCATTAAAGCGGAAAACAACACTGGTAAGATTACATTCCGTACAGAAGTTACAGTGGGTCAGTTGAACGTATTGAGATTGTCACTGTCTAGTATTGAAATTAGTGCTATCAGTAATGATATTGGTTTAGGTGACAACGAAATTGGTGGCGCCAGCGATACACGACTACCAACACAGCGTTCTGTGCGTCTATTTATTAATAACAGACTTGGTAACGTTCTTGACAAAGCAGTGTCTACAAACTCTGTAGCAGGTGCTCTTGTACAGTTAAACAGTCAAGGTCAAATTAATGCTGACTTGATTCCTCCACTGCGTGGTGTAACAACTTATGCTACAACACAGTTTGGCGGACGTTTATTACTCAGCGAGCAAATTCCTCCAGTAGAAGTATTCAACGGCGACAATGCCAGCGAAACATATCTACAGCAGACTTTAACTCTAACAGGTGGCACATTAACAGCAGCCAAAGGCGATTTGATTACACAGACTGGTACAACAGGTAGCGGTCGTGTTAAAGAAGCAGTGTCTGGTGCTACAAGTGTAACATTGTATGGCATAACTGGTGTATTCACAGAAGACAATGCCGCACAGACTATTCGTAAGAACGGTGTTGAAGTCACAGGAGTTTATCCAAGTGGTTTAACAACAGTTACTGAAATTGTTGATAATTATTTCTTAAGCAACGACAACACCAGCCAGTTCTTAATATTAGATGGCACAGGTTACAGTTTTACTGTTGGCAATGATGTACGCAGTGCTATTGGTCTAGCCGAAGGCGATATTAAAGAATACCGAGCAGGTGTGTTAACTGGTGTAAATCTAAGCAGCCTAAACGGCGGTTCATTATATACACCAGGCAGCGGTAGTCAAATTTATACCAATGTAGCATTAACCAACGTTAGTGGTACAGGTACTGGTGCTACTGCCGACATCACAGTTACTAACGGTGCTGTAACTGACGTTCGTATTGTTTCAGGTGGTAGCGGTTATGCGGCAGGTAATGTAGTCAGTGCAAACTCTGCGAGCATTGGTGGGTCAGGCAGCGGTTTCCAAATTACAATTAATCGTGCAGAAACACGTTTGTATGTTGATTTAATTGGTAATAAAACCAAGTTCAATGCAACTACAGCAGTTCCTGACTTTATTGCTGATAACAATGCTCCGGTTAAGACTATTTCTAACCTTGCAACGTTTGGTACATTCACATTTAATGCACAGTCTACCGGTGCAGGCGGCGATGTAAACACATCATTAAGTCGTATTACATTAACTGGCCACGGTTTAACCAACGGCGATGCGTTAATTTACAACAATCAAACGTTTGTCAGTGTTGGCGGACTAATAAACAACAGAGGTTACTTTGTTAAAGTTATCGATGCAAACACAGTTGAATTGTATAATAACTATGCTTTGGGTGTAAGTGATCAAGTATTGATTACAGGATCAAGTACTGGCAATCACACACTAACTCGTAATACTGTAACACTTGGTACTACAAACTTGTGCTTCTTCTATTTGGCAGCACACGGCTTTACAGCAGGTACACCAGTGTTATTAGCAGGCGCAGATTTGCCAGCAGGTTTAATTTCAGACAACTATTACTTTGTTGGTAGCGTAAGTACTAACACATTCACACTACACACACTACGCTCTAACGCATTAGCCAGCGTAGGTGGTACTACAACAGGTAAAGTAACTGTTACAGACGTTGGTTCAGGCAGTGCTACATTCACAGTACAGAACGTAGCGTTTATCGACACAGTTAACGACAGCAGTAAGACAGCAGCCAACTGGGGTAACGTCAGTGTTACAACTATTGACGCCAGCAACATTGTTTCTGGTGTAATTGCTTCAAGTCGTCTTGCTGGATCAGGTACTGCTAACGATCAAACATTTCTACGTGGTGACAGCCAGTGGGCACTGGCGGTACAAGGTATTCGTAAGGTAACAGGATCAGCAATTTCTCTAACAGGAGATAGTTATGTTGATGGTGTTAATACAGTCTACTATAACGTTCCTGTTCTAGATGTCGAGAAAGTTGATGGTGACGGTGGAGATCCTAACTATACAAACTTTGGTGTTGCACGTTACGACAAGACACAGTTTACAGTTGGTAAGGCTCTAAACATCCCAGCAGATCCAGGTACAGTAAGTATTAAGTCTGGTGTTATTGATGCAGGTTTCCTAAGCGGCCAGCCTGGTACATATTATACTAACCCAGATAATCTAAGCAAGCCAGTGCCAATTCTTAAAGGTGGTACTGGATTAACAACTTATAATCAAGGTGACTTTATTGTTGCCACAGCAGGCGGTGCTCTAACACAGTTACCAATTGGTCCTATTAACAGTGTATTAACTTCAAACGGTACTAACCCAAGTTGGAGTACAACACTTGCTCTAGGCGGTGACTTAACTGCACCAGGTGCTGTGTTTAACGGAAATACACAGAGTACAAGTACAACTACTGGTTCTGTACGTATTACTGGCGGTATGGGTATGACTGGTAACGCATTTATCGGTGGTAACCTAACAGTTAGTGGTGCTATTAACTTTAACAGTTCTCTAAGTATTACTGGCGATGACGCTGTTATTACACTAAGTCCAGGCGGTACAGGCACTGTTAGCATACAGCCAGCAGGCGTAACAACTATTGGTACATTAGGTATACAAACATCATTAGTTGGTAATCTAAATGCTGTTGCTAACCAACAGACAATTAACTTTGCTCCAACTGGTACAAATAGTGCTATTACTATCAATCCAGCAGGTACATTAACATTGGGTGCAGGCGCGGTAGGTGGAATTACTGTCAGCAGTGATATTACATCAAGCGGTGATATTGCAGTTAACGGCGGCGACATTACTACAACTGCTACAACATTCAACTTAATCGATGCAAACGCAACCACAGTTAACTTTGCTCGTGCAGGTACTGCAATTACAATTGGTGCAAGTGCAGTTGGTACAACTACTGTCCGTAATAACTTAACAGTTAGTGGTGACTTGACAGTTAACGGTACTAACAGCACAATTAGTGCAACATCAGTAACTATTGCTGATAATGCAATTCAGTTAGCACAACGTACCACACCTACAGATGCTGTAGCCAACGGCGGCGGTATAATCTTAAAAGGTACAACTGACCATACAATTTTATGGGACAGCACAACTACTAACTGGACACTAAGTGAACACGTTAATATTCCAACAGGTAAAGCCTTTAAAGTTAACAACGTTAACGTATTAACAGCAACTGGTTTAGGTTCAACTGTTGTTAGTTCAAGTCTAACCAGTGTTGGTACACTAACTAGCGGTACTTGGAATGCAAACGTAATTCCAGGACAGTACGGTGGTACAGGTGTTGCTAATACAGGTAGAACAATTACACTTGGTGGTAACTTAACTACAAGTGGTGCGTTCAACACAACAATTACTGTTACTAACACAACCAGCGTGACATTACCAACCAGCGGTACATTAGTTGGTTCTAACGATACTGGCACTGTTACCAACACAATGTTGGCAGGTAGTATTGCTAATGCTAAGTTGACTAACAGCAGTATTACATTGAACGGTACATTAATTAACTTAGGTGATACCGCAACTATTACAAGTAACTTACCTAACTCACTAACAGTTGGTACAGGCTTGGTATTAGACAGCGGTACAACATTTAATGGTTCAGCCGCACGTACAATTAGTATCGCTAATACTGTTGTAACAACAACTGGCACACAAACACTAACTAACAAGACATTTACTGATAGTTCAACATTGTTCCAAGACGATGCCGATAACACTAAGAAAATGGCTTTTGATATAAGCAGTGTTAGTGCAAATACAACACGCACACTAACAGTACCAAACGTTAACGGTACAATTATTACTTCAGGCGACACTAGTACAGTTACTAACACAATGTTAGCAGGTAGTATTGCTAATAACAAGTTGGCTAACAGCACAATTAGCGGTATTGCTCTTGGTAGTAACTTGAACAGTTTAACTGCTGGTTCATTCTTAACATGGAGTGTTGGTACAACTTATAACGGTAGTGCCGCAAGTACCTTAGCAGTTAACGCAACTAACGCTAACACAGGTAACACGGTTGTAAGTCGTGATGCTTCTGGTAACTTTAGCGCAGGAACAATCACTGCAACATTAAGTGGTTTAGCCAGCGCCGCAACAAATATCCGTGTAAGTGCAACAGACTATGCTGGTAGTACAGCAAGTGCTGCCAATACAGTGGCACTGCGTGATGCTAACCAAGATATTTTTGCTAACTTGTTCCGTGGTACTGCAACAACAGCACGTTACGCTGACTTAGCAGAAAACTATCGTGCAGATGCTAATATCGAAGCAGGCACAGTTGTATGCTTTGGTGGTGAAGCAGAAGTTACTACTTGCAACGTAGATGGTTGCCGTAAGGTAGCAGGTATTGTTTCTACAAATCCTGCTTACTTGATGAACAGCGAACTACAAGGCGAAAAAGTAGTTGCTCTAGCACTACAAGGTCGTGTACCATGTAAAGTAACTGGCAAGATCCGCAAAGGTGATATGTTAGTTGCCGCAGGTAACGGACATGCTCGCGCAGAAGAAGATCCAAAGTTAGGCCAAGTAATTGGTAAAGCATTGGAAGACTTCGATGGCGAGAGCGGAGTTATTGAAGTAGTGGTAGGACGTATGTAAAACAAAAATGCCCCGAAAGGGGCATTTTTATATCAAGTCGACAATATCAAAAACTGTTTGTAGTTTAGTCCGTACAATACGATTGTTAAAACTTGACCTTAATCCTTGATGTAACGGCTTTGGCGCATGATCTATAATACACCATGCCCACCCTTGATGTTCTGTGCTGAGACGAGGTATAAATTCGTCTTCTACAACACAGAGATATGTGTGAAAGTTAAACACACTGTCGTTGCTGACAAAAGTTTCTAATGGTAATGTTTTTTTAATTTCTGGCAAAAACCCAATTTCTTCAGAAATTTCTCTTTGTAGGCCTTGCCAAGCAGTTTCACCTTCGATATTGGTCCCGCCTACTAGTCCCCAAGTACTAGAGTGCTTGCCTTCTGTTTTTTGTAACAGTAAGATTCTTTTAGTAGATTTAGCGTAAAATAATGCTCCGCTACAAACGATTTGTTCTGACATACAGATACTTATATTACAGTATCAAACGCCAGTAACCTTCTTGATATTCACCTTCAAACGCACGAGTCCACTCACCGTTTTCAAACTTGTATTGAACACCTGTACGTAAATTAGTTGTATAAACTACTTGATCTGTAGCGGCTGCCTCTAATACCACAGTCCATGTAGTACCGTTCCACTCGATAATGTCATTGGTTTTTGCTGTGAATCCGTTCCACGCGACTGTGTCTTCGGCAATGTCATTTAATAACAAGTATCTTGGATTGCCAGATGGTGTGCCAGGATTAAAAGTTTCGGGATTTATAATGGCATCAATGTTAGTACGATTTACAACACCGGTGATTAGTGTATTGGTATTATAAGTATCTTGATCAAAGTTAATGACTAACTTAGTTTCGTCTGCAGGAAACAGTGTTACTGTGCCTACAATTTCGTTACCGTCTGCCTGTTGTAAAAATATTTGGCTGTAACCACTACGGAATTTACCAGGGTATTGATCCAACAACACACGCCAGTTAAAATCCTGTCCGGTTTTAGACCAAGCCGCAGCCGCTTCGTCGCCTAGAGCTTTAATTATAGATTTTTCATCTAACAACTCAGCCATGTATTGTCCTACATTCTTATCATAATAAACAAAGACATCAGACCCGCCAATACTGACACGTTCTTCCGCTTCAAAACTATATGTTTCGTCGTGTACATTCATGATAATACTTTGAATAACACCTAGTCGTTTAACTTTAGTAGGAGGACTGATGTATATTGGTGTTTCAAATGTCAAGGACGCAATGTCTATTTCACTGTCTATACCCTGCGGAATCTGTCTGCTGGTAAAATTAATATTGGTTAATTCAATCACTGTAAGACTGGTCCAGTCTACATAGTTGTCTGTGGTTTGTAATTCTAAACTAGGATTAAACAGCATTAATATCTGTTCCATAATCTGTAGTTTTTGATCAGTGTTGGTCGCCCATATATCAACTTTGACAGTTAATTTGTAGGGACTAGGCATCAAACGTTCTACAGTGTATCCACTGCCCTGTGTATAACCATAGCCTACAAATTCACCTGCAGAATCGTATTCCTTTTCTCTTTCACGAATATGTACTTTGCTGATAAAACTTTGATCACTTTGTCGACTGCGATCTAATTGTAGATCCGAAATGTATACAGCAATACGTGGAGCACTGGGCAGTTTATTTTCGCTGTTGTCTCGAATAATACTGGCCACTTGACGAGTCATATCACCGTAGGTAACAGGCACTGTTACTTGTTTACCGTCTGCGGCTTGATATTTAAATCCGCTAAACATACGGATTACCTGTCCTACATATCTTCGTATCTGACCATCATAAAACCATTGCATAATTATTCGTCCGCTGTGGGTTTGATTCTACGCAGAGCCTTGCTAAGACTCTGACGTTGTTCTACTACTTGATCGTACACTGTATATCTTATACGTGTATCAGATTGTATTGCGTGTTCTATCACTATTCTTAACAGACCATTTGATGATTCTGTTTTTATATTAATTGCTTTTGAACTTTCATTTAACCATACTTCTGCTTTAAATTTAGCATCGTATGGTAAGTTTGTACTAATGATTAATTGAGCAGCCGATACCACAACATTTGTAGTTGTATATTTTGGATATTCAACAGAGCCATAGTCAACTTCAAATTGAGCAGTTCCGTTGGGTAATATTAAAATTATATCGTCCATTACTCTTGTAATACCACTGACTTCATTATTATTAATAAATCCAGTTAACTGTGTTCGACGGTTGTCGTCGCTGTTACTCATAGTCATACGCACATTATCTTCCTGTTTAATCCAACGACTTCCGTCCCAACGAAATAGCCTGTTAGGTAAAAAATCTGTGCGTAAAAATGTATCTCCAACGACAGGTGACTTAGGAAACTGAATACCGAATCCAAATTGCGAACTAGTGCCGGACAACGGACCATTTGGAGGAATACCATCTTGTAATAGATATCCAGTATACCCGTCTCGCACAGGAGGTGTGCTGACGTCTCCTACTAGTGCCGCAGTGCCCGATATGTCATCTATTGCATTGTCTACAGTATTAACAGCGGCTTTACCAGTTAACGGATCAACGGCCAGCGTGTAGAAGTGCGCTGTTTCATAACCGCTGAGTGGAGCATCACTTTCTGCTTCTGCAATCACAGCGGCGTTGATAGCCATTTCTTTGTTGTAGGTAGACAATAAATCTTTTAGTGTAGTTTCTTGATATAGTATCCATGCATCCGGATTAGGAGGTTCTAAGTTAGTGCCAGTGTCAGGAACAGAACCATCTGTTTTAACCTGATAGAGTGTGCCGTTATATCTAACTACTTCGCCAGGATAATAGATACGATCTTTATCATAGTCTCCAGCAAAGTTATCTTCGTCCTCGGGCTTGTTTAGTATGTCTTTGAATTCTTGTGTGTCAGTTATAGGTTTTAATTTTAGTCGATATAAATGTGGATACCAAGTTGATGAAAATCCTTCTGCGGCACGATTAACATCTTCTACTACATAAAATTTCTTAATAGCCTTGGCAAAATTAAAAGCATCACTGGGGTCAAACGTGTATTCTTCTCTAAGATTAGGTAACTCCAACACATCACCTGGCATAATTTTACGCCCTACAGCATCTACGGTGGCGTTGATATGCACAGTCATAAACACTGTGTCGCTTTGTAAAAACAAGCCAAATTGACTTAAATTAAAATCTATATCTGCTACCTGATAGTGCCCGCGAATTGTTAGTACATCTGCGGCATATTTTCTATCTCGATTTTCAAGAAAAAGCACATCTTGAATGGTAGTGGCGCCAAGTGCTTTGTTAGGATCTGACGGGTCTGTAGGCCCTATATATTTGTGTAGATACACATCTACACCACCTACTTGAAACATTTCGTAGATGGTGCGATCCATGAATTTATAATCTGAAGATTTTTCAGGGCGATAAAGGCTTAATCTTGGCATAGTTATATATTTATTGCTATTCGTCTAGCAAACGAAAGCACTTCGTCAATCTGTTTTAACTCCATTCTTTCAAAAAGTTCAAGTATATCTGTTATTTCTTTTGCTTTTACTTTTACTCTTGCTTTACCGTGATAAGCATTTTCGGCATAAGTTGCCCACTCTAAGTTTTCAATAGTATTGTTACTTTTGTTGCCGTCTATATGATTAACTACACTAGTTCTCATATCTAAGTTGGTAGCAACAAACGCTTCTGCTACTAGCCTATGAATGTAAGCAGTTTGTTTTTTATTTTTATAGGATAAGCAAACTAACTGATAGCCGTTATTGTTAGTCGTAATCTTTAGCACCTTTCCTGTCTTGTTGTTTCTAACAGATCCTTTATTGCTTATTTCGTAATTAGGTGCAGATTTTATAAGTTTCCATACTTCCATAGCGGTCCTCCAAAAGTATTTATATAAATATCTAGAAACTTAATATACTAACTGTTGCGATAAATACTGATAGCAAGGAACCCGGGACGTAAAAATGGCTAAAAAGACGATAATTTTAGGTACTCCAAACGGCAAAGACGGCGATATAATCCGTGATGCCTTTAAAAAAGTCAATGATAATTTTGACGAATTATATGCAGGTGGAGTAGGCGGCACTATTGATTTAAGTGCAGTAGATCAACATATAATTCCTAAAACAGATAGTACCTACGATTTAGGAACGTTTGACAAACAATGGCGCAGTTTGTATGTCAGCGGCAATACAATTTATATCGATAACACTCCTGTTACTGTTAGTAATAACACCCTAGTATTAGGCGACATTAATAATCGAGTTACTCTAGCAACACTAACAGATGTACAAAATATTCCCAAAGGCGACACAGGACCACAAGGACCTGCCGGGCCTACAGGACCACAGTGGGCCTTGGATGTAGTATAAGGTAAATATACAAAAGAGATAAAGTATGCCAACTACAGAAATTAACGAACTACAACAGGCAAAAACAGCAGTCTACGACTACTGTAAAAATATGCTGGGCGACGGCATGATTGATGTTGAGTTAGATCAAAAGCACTATGAAACAGCATTAGATCGTGCTCTAGGAAAATATCGTCAACGCGGTGACAGTTCAGTAGAAGAAAGTTACATGTTCTTAACTACTGTAAAAGATGAAAATACTTATATACTGCCTAAAGAAGTTATAGAAGTTCGTCAAATTTTCCGCCGTAGCATTGGTTCTAGAACTGGTAATGGCGGTGGCGGTACAATATTTGAACCATTTAATCTAGCCTATACAAACACATATTTGTTATCCAGCAGTAATATGGGCGGTATTGCAACCTACGAACTATTTGCTCAGTATCAAGAAATGGTAGGTCGTATGTTTGGTAGTTTTATCGAATTTAAGTGGCATGCTCAAAGTCACAAGTTAACAATTCTACAACGTCCTCGCAACAGTGACGAAGAACTATTGCTCTATACCTATAACTATCGTCCAGATATTGGCATTCTAAATGACTATCAGGCACAGCAATGGATCAAAGACTATACTTTAGCAAACTGTAAATTTATGCTAGGTCAAGCACGTGAAAAGTTTGCCAGTATTGCGGGCCCACAGGGCGGCACAGCGTTAAATGGTGCCAGCATGAAATCCGAAGCACAACAAGAAATGGAACGCTTAGAAGTAGAATTATCCACACAGGTTGCAGGTGGTCGTGGTTATACATTTATTATAGGTTAACTATGAGAGCTCGAGAGTTTATCACCGAAGAACTAGCACTTAAAGAAGTAGAAGTAGTTTGGGGTCGTTCTAAACCCACAACTCGCGGTGGTAAGGTTAAACTTAAATTCCGTTGTACTACAGGTGTTCGCAAAGGTCGTCAAGTGAGTCAACCTAGTAAATGTTTTGATCACCCAGATGCGGCAGCCGCACAGCGTATGAAAACTACAAGAGCTCGTACTAAGACACAGGCTGCACGTAGAACACAACGAACCAAAACTCTCAATACAGCCAGCGTACTAGCCAATAGACTTAACACTGGCAAAGCAAAAACACCAAAACCCTACTATTAATATTGACAGGATTGTAACAATCAAGTAATATGTAGCATCGTCACGGAGGCTACATGATTATTGGTATTTGCGGTTTTATTGGTTCTGGCAAAGATACAGTTGCAGATTATTTGACAAATTTTCACGAATTTCGTAGGGAAAGTTTTGCTAATACACTGAAAGATGCCTGTTCTGCTGTATTTGGTTGGGACAGAACAATGCTGGAAGGGCGCACAAAAGAAGCCCGCGAATGGCGCGAACAAGTAGATCCGTGGTGGGCAGAACGCTTAGGAATGCCTAATTTAACTCCTCGCTGGGTCTTACAATATTGGGGCACAGAAGTATGCCGCAAAGGTTTTCATGACGATATATGGATTGCCAGTCTAGAAAATAGACTGCGTAACAGCCGGGACGATATTGTTATTTCAGACTGCCGTTTTCCTAATGAAATAGAAAGCATACGTAGGGCAGGTGGCAAAATTATATGGATACAACGTGGTATAATGCCGCATTGGTACGATGTTGCTATACAGGCTAATCGAGGTGTGGAATCTGCTAAAAAGTTCCTAGAACGAGAAGGTATTCATGCCAGCGAAACTGCTTGGGCAGGTACACATTTTGATCATATTCTAGATAACAATTCTACTATAGACGCATTATACACACAGGTTAAAAATCTGGTGTTAAATCCCCTTGACGCCAACGCACACCTTCCTGATGTAGAACTCTCTGACAGTTTGCACAGATAGTTTTAAGATTTGCAGGGCGGCAGTTATCTAAATTGCCGTCTATGTGAAACACATTAAACTGCTCTGGGTGTTTGCTAGTGTAACCACACTTTTCGCAGTGATCCTTTTGTCTATATCCTAACTGATACCATCTAGGCTGTCGAGGTTTTGCACCTCGTGCGCAGGTATCGCACTGACTGCGATAGAATGTTTTTTTACCTTTGTGATAGTTTATAGCACAGGGCTTGTCACCGCAGGTTTTACATAAAGGGCGCATACAGGTATTTATAACCGCCCTTTTCTTGCCCTTTTCTTGACGTTATAACGGGCTATTTTAACGAACCTACGCTAAATATTATGAGCAATAAAGGAGACCAATAAAATGGCTTTAACTTCCCCAGGCGTACAGGTTTCTGTAATCGACGAAAGTTTTTACACACCTGCTGAACCCGGCACACGACCACTATTCATCGTTGCGTCAGCAGCCAACAAGACCAATGCTTCAGGCACTGGCACAGCACAAGGCACATTAGCCACAAATGCTGGTATTGTATATACAGTAACAAGTCAACGCGAACTAGCAGACTTGTTCGGAGATCCATCTTTCAAAGTGGACAGTAATAATAATCCTATTCATGCGGGTGAACTTAATGAATACGGTTTACAAGCAGCCTACAGTTTCTTAGGTGTTGCTAATTCTGCATTAGTTGTACGTGCAGATATTGATTTAAATGCATTGACTCCGCAGGCAGAAGCACCAGGCGGTGATCCACAAGACGGCACATTCTGGTTGGACACAACAACTTCAATTTGGGGTATTCAACAATGGAACGGCGCATCAACAGATAGTATTGGTGGTCAAAGTTTTAGTGCAAAAACTCCTTTAGTTGTGTTAGATACTGCTAGATTAAGCGGTGGAGCGCCATTGCCTACAGTTGGTACAGTTGGGGACTACGCTGTTACTGCTGGCGACGATCCTGATGGAACACATATTGTTGGAATTTATTATAAAAATCGTGATAATCAGTGGGTAAAAGTTGGTAGTGATCAGTGGATTGCTAGCCATCCTGTTGTAATTTCGGGTGCTATTAGTGCTACCGTTACAGGAACTTTTGAAATTAACGGCCTTGACGTTGCACCTCTGTCTATATCGGCAGCAGATATTGCAACTGCCATTGACGGAGTAACTGGTGTCATTGCAAAACTAGTAAATGGCAAAATTGAAGTTTACTCAGACGGTTCAGTTGACTCTCTAGTATTTTCTGGTGCTGCCACATTTGGCTTTCCAGACGGAGAATATTTTGCACCTAAATTAACAATAGCACCTCACACACAAGTTCCTGCTTATAAGAGCAAGGACAGTGAGCCACGTCCAACTGGTTCTGTATGGATTAAAACAACAGAGCCTAATCAAGGTGCTCGTTGGAGAGTTAAAAAGTACAACGGCAACACACAGTTGTGGGAAACTATTCCTGCACCAATTTACGCTTCTAATGAAGCCGCAATTGCCGCATTAGATAAAACAGGTGGAGGTTTAAATATTCCACTTGACACAGTTTACGTTCAAACTAATTTCAACGGAGACATCGATGGCGATGCATTACCAGTAGCAGAATTCCGTGTAATGCGTAGACGTGTAAGAGGTAAAACAGTAGTTACTTCTAGTAAAATTACTGGTATTACTGCAAACGCCAACGGCTGGGAGTTTAACATGCGAGTTAGCGGTATAAACGGCGCATTTACTCCAGTTCCTGTACAACTAGCAGCCACAACAAATGCTGCCTCAGATGCTACAGTTTTAGCCAATGCTATCAGTGCTGGTTTAGCCTCTGCAGGTGTTTCAACGGTTACTGCTGAAGTTGACAGTCAAAATAGACTGGTAATTACACATGCACAAGGCGGAGAAATATTCTTTTCAACAGCAACAGAAGGTTTGCTATCCGCTGATATTGTTGCACAAATTGGTTTAACCAGTGACCGCGGTGTTTATGACGCACCCGGTGAAGATAATATGTATGATTATGTTGCCAGCAACTGGATAGCAATGACAATTACTCCAGATACTGCAACTCAGATTCTACAAAGTTATTATATTTCTGCTGATGATCCTAAGACATTAGTAGCAGATGGTACTTTATGGTACAGCAGTATTGTAGACCAACCAGATATCTTAATTCATAATGGAAATACATGGGTTGGTTATCAAAACTACGACCACGATGGTGCAGGTTCAGCAGGCGAAACAGATCCTAACGGTCCGCTAGTCAGTGCTTCACAGCCTACAAAGCAAAGTGATAACACAGATTTAGTTGAGGGCGATCTATGGATTGACACCAGCGACATTGACAATTATCCTGTGATTAACAGATATACTAACGGTAAGTGGGTAACTGTTGATAATTCAGATCAAACAACCGAAAACGGTATTTTATTTGCTGATGCACGTTGGGCAGTTAACGGTGGAACATCAACAGCACAAACAAATAGTACAATTCAAGAACTTTTAGTAAGCAATTTCTTAGATACAGATGCTCCAGATCCGGCACTATATCCAAAAGGTATGTTGTTGTTTAATTTACGTCGTAGTGGTTTTAACGTTAAGAAATTCGTAAGAAATTACGTTAACCTCGAAACAGAAAATCAGCGTTATGATGCTGGCAATACACCTAACGGTGACGATTGGGTATCTGGTCAAGGACAAAGTGGATACTATCCACATCGTTGGGTAACAGAGTCTGGTAACCAAGCAGATGGCAGCGGTTCATTTGGCCGTAAAGCACAACGTAAAGTTATCATCCAGAGTCTACAGGCTGTAACTAACAGCAATCAAGCAATTCGTGACACAGAGCGTAACACATTTAACCTATTGGCCTGCCCAGGCTATCCTGAGTTAATTGGCGAGATGATCACATTGAACTACGATCGCGGCTTAACAGCATTTGTAGTTGGCGATACTCCAGCACGTTTACGTCCAGATGCTACAACAATTAATAACTGGGGTACAAACCTAGCAGGAGCTCTACAAGACGATGACACTGGTTTAGTCAGCAGTGATGAATACTTAGGTGTTTTCTATCCATGGGGCTTTACAAGTGACAACGCAGGACGCGATATCGCTGTTCCACCAAGTCACATGATCCTACGCATGATTGCTCTAAGCGATCAAGTTTCTTATCCATGGTTTGCACCAGCAGGTACACGTCGTGGCGGTATTACTAATGCAACAGCAGTTGGTTATATCAGCGATGAAGGCGAGTTTGTATCAGTTGCTCTAAACGAAGGTCAACGCGATACACTATACAATGTTAAAGTTAATCCAATTACATTCTTTGTTGGAAGTGGTTTGGTAAACTTTGGTCAAAAGACTCGCGCAAGAAACGCAAGTGCGCTAGATCGTATCAACGTAGCACGTTTGGTAATTTACCTACGCAGTCAGTTGAACAGATTGGCGAAGCCATACATCTTTGAACCTAACGATAAGATCACACGCGATGAGATCAAACAACAGGTCGAAAGCCTATTGTTAGAGTTAGTGGGTCAACGTGCTCTGTATGACTTCTTGGTGGTTTGTGATGAAAGCAATAATACACCTAACAGAATTGATAGAAATGAACTATATGTTGATATTGCTATCGAACCTGTTAAGGCCGTTGAGTTCATCTACATTCCAGTACGCTTGAAGAATACTGGCGAAATCGCTGGACTATAAGCGAATAAATAAGAATAACGGAGAATAAACAATGGCTATTTCAACACTAAGCAAACTATCAGTACCGTTGGCCAGTGACCAATCAGCAAGCGCACAAGGCATGCTGATGCCTAAACTGCAATACAGATTCCGTGTTGCGTTTGAAAACTTTGGCGTCAGCACTCCGACAACTGAGTTAACAAAACAAGTTATCGATTGCACAAGACCTAATTTAAGTTTTGAGGACATCGAACTTGCAGTATATAACAGTAAAGTACGTTTAGCAGGTCGTCATACATGGGAAAACATCACTGTTAACCTACGTGACGATGCTTCAGGTCAAGTACAAAAACTAGTTGGCGAGCAATTACAGAAGCAGTTCGACTTCTTTGAGCAGGCTAGTGCAGCCTCAGGTATCGATTACAAGTTTACAACACGTATCGAAATTCTAGACGGTGGTAACGGTGCTAACGTGCCAAACGTACTAGAAACTTGGGAAGTATATGGTTGCTACTTACAGTCAGCAAACTACAACACACTAAACTATGCAACAAGTGATCCTGTAACAGTATCATTAACAATACGTTATGACAACGCAGTACAAAGCCCACGTGGCACTGGTGTTGGTACAGCAGTAGGACGCGGTCTTGGTGCTCTAGCAACAGGCGGCGGCGCATAATCCAACCCGGGAGTGTAAAAAGGCTGCTTCGGCAGCCTTTTTTATTATCTGATAGGTTTAAAGGGGTGGATAAATATTATTATGGCCAAATTTTTCAAAAACTTTTTATCTAATGTAGGGCAAGGTGTAACTAATCCTAAAGGAAATTTAGGAGATTTTGCACATGCTAACAGACTATTTGTACAGAGCAATTATAGACTTGCTCCTAAACAAAAGTTTTTATACCACTGTGTTTTTAATATAAATCCTGCGGTAAAAGGCAAGTTTCAAAGTCTCAGCAATGGCGCCAGTGCTATAAACATGTTAGTAAAAAGTGTAGACTTACCTAAATTTAAAGTTTCAACAGATTTAGCATATCAGTATAATCGTAAAAAACAAGTACATACAAAGATTGAATATGATCCAGTAACTGTGACTTTTCATGATGATAATTTAGGTCTTACTACCGGATTATGGAGTAGTTACTATGGTTACTACTTTGCAGATTCAAGTCACGGTGCTAGTCAAGGTTCCTTGCCAGCACTGGGTAGTGCAGGATTTGGCGGCACAAAGTTAGGCGGCATTATCAGCACAGCATCCAGTGTTTTAAACTTTGTAAGAAATTTAGGTAAAGGCACAAACAGAGCCAGTGTGTTAGGTTCTGCAAATCCTGGAACTCCTGCGGCGTATGCCAACAACACATACAAAGGCGAGAATTTAAATAAATTTCGTTACGGTTTAGACAACGGCAGCAGTGTGCCTTTCTTCACCAGCATACAAATATTTCAGATGGGTCGAAGAAGTTATCAAAGTTTTACATTGATTAATCCTAAAATTGTATCAATGAGTCACGATAATCTTTCATACGCAGAAGGAGCCGCCGTTACACAGAATACTATGAGTATAGTGTATGAAGCAGTAATCTATGGTCAAGGTGCAGTTAAACGTGGCAATCCTACAGGGTTTGGTACAGAGTATTACGACCAAACTCCTAGCCCGTTAAGCATTCTAGGCGGCGGAACAAGAAGCCTATTCGGCCAAGGCGGTGTATTAGGTGGTATTTCAGATATTCTTGGAGATCTCAGTGATCCAGCAGTACGCAACAATCCATTTGCTTTATTTGGTACACTGGTTAAAGGCGCAAATGTTATTAATAATGCTAAGAAGTTAAACAAAGAAGGTATACGTCAAGAAGGTTATGGTTTGATTACAGGTGCTATTACCGCAGCCACCGGCGTAAATGTCAGCGGTGTAGCCAACGTTGCTTTCCCTAAGAGCGGCGGTAACGGTCAAACACAAACAACTAGTGCATTGGCTCCTAGAGAAAGCGCAGTAAAAAACGAACCTAGTAATGGAGATAAAAATTTAATTAAAAACACTGCTGGTGCACTGGATAGTCTGACTAATCTTGTTGTATCAAAAGGCGCAGTGCCGCCAGGTCCGAATGCTCGCGCACAAACGCAGGCATTGTTAGATTCTGGAAGAAACACTATAGTAAACGGACTAGCACAGAAAGTAGCAGATCAAGTTAAAGGTACAGCATAATGGCAAACAGTAATTTACCAGTAGCAGAAAATACAGACAGCGGCAAAGAAGTAAAACGTTTTTTTAACAATTACTTTAACGAGCCTATTACATTTCCTGCAGAAGAAATTGATGCTGTAGTTGGTTATTTTCGAGGCAGAGGGTTTGATACATTAGCCTCAAACAGCACAGCCATAGTTCTACTACAACAGGCTAAACTAGATAATGTCAATGTATTCAAACTGTTAGACACACTAAAAGGTCTTACAGAACTGCAACTGTCAGCAGTGGTAGCAGAAGTATTGAACTATAACAGACAAAAAACATCTACACTGGGATTCAAACAACAGGATAACAGTGAACTTTTAGAAAAACGCAACGTGATTGTATGAGAAAATTTGCACAAGGCAGATTCGAATTAAAACATCCGGAAAAGTATATTGGTAAAAAAACTCCTCTCTATAGAAGCAGTTGGGAGTGGGCATTTATGCAATTCTGCGACAATAATCCTGCCATAGAGCATTGGGCCAGTGAAGCAGTACGGATACCTTACAGAGATCCGTTAACAGGTAAACAGACAACTTACGTGCCTGATTTTTTTATACAATACGTAGATAAAAACGGACGCAAACACGCAGAAGTTGTGGAAGTAAAACCTGCTAACCAAACTATTAAAGAACGTGTAGGACGTAATAAAATTAATCAAGCACATTTTGTAAAAAATATGGCAAAATGGGAAGCCGCTCGTGCATGGTGTAAACAACAGGGTTTATATTTTCGTATAGTGTCTGAAAATGATATCTTCCATAACGGAAAGCGATAAGTACAGTATGACTAAAAAACTTGAAGAATTATTAAATTTACCCGAAAGCAAAGAAATAATTAAAGCCGAAGAAAGTCCTAAAAAGAAAAAGGATCCTAAAGCAGTAGCACCGGCAGAAAACTTATTTCGAGACATTGGTGAAATGGATAAAATTGCCCAGGCTTTGCCTCAGGTTAAAGGGTTGGGCGATATTTCAGACAGCGAACTAGATGCACTAGCTCAACGTGCTACAGATGCCTACGACGATTTAATGGATTTGGGCATGAACGTGGAGCCAAGATACAGCAGTAGAGTTTTTGAAGTAGCATCGACTATGCTTAAAAATGCTATAGATGCTAAATCAGCAAAAATTGACAAAAAACTTAAAATGATCGAATTACAGTTGAAGAAGGCTAAATTAGATCAAGATTCCAAGGGCAATTCGGACGATCCTATAGAGGGCGAAGGCTACTTAATTACAGATCGTAACAGCCTATTGGAAAAACTGAAGAATATAAAATAAATACTATACTAGGATATAGACATGAAATCATTCGTAGAATACTTAACAGAAAGCAAAAAAACCTATGCTTTCCTTGTAAAAGTAGCAGGGGACTTAGATAACGAGTTTGAAACTCATCTAAAAACTGCTATGGAACGTTTTGCTGTGGCAAAGTTCAGCAAAGGTAAATCAACACCTATACAGGAAACTCTTGTAGATTTTCCTACATTAAAAAATCAAAAAGTAACAACATTTGAAGTAGAAGTACACTACCCTACTACTCCACAAGTGTTACAAAATTATATTTCAGACTGTTGCAAGTGTAATCGCGAAACAATCATTGTTCGTGGAGTGAACGAAGCCGCAGTTAGTTATCAAGAAGCAGAAAATTGCAAAGAAAGCGAAGACAAAGCACTGATCGGCCAGTGCGATATGCCTCCATCGGATAACCAAGACATTGTCGGTGAAAAACAAAAAATGTCTATGCTGAAAGATTTAATGAAAGACAAACATGCAGGTGAGCAGTACAAAGGTGTTAACGATGCATTGTTAGCAGATAAACAGCCTGCAGAAAAAGTTACAGAGATGGGAGAAGGCAACACTATTAGCCCAATCGGATCTAAAGGAAAAAAATAAAATGGATATGAAACAGTTACTGGCTTTGGTGTCAGAAAAAGTAGAAACAGAACAGCAAGATGAAAATTGTGGCGCACCGATGCCAACTATGGCACAGGAACCACCTAAACAGCCAGTAACTATGAATGTTACTATGAATGCCAGCGGTAGTGATCAAATTAAAGAATTACTAAAATTGATCAGTGGCGCCGAAGAAAAACCCACTGAGATTCCTTTGCAAGTCGCTATGGCTCCTTCAGAAGAATTGGCTAATAGCCCTGACGAAGAGTATGCAGATATTGATGCTGTTATTGCTAGCGGCGATGATCTACACAAAGCCAAGAAGAGTTATTCAGATAAGCCATTCCGCGGAGATAATCCAATGGCTGTTGAATCTATCAAACAAGAACTGGCAGCACGTTACAAGCAAATTAAAGAGGCTTGAACAAAATCAAAAATACGCCGTAGGCGTTCTTTCAAATAGGCTCGTCGGAGCCTATTTTTTTCAGTAAATACATTGTATGGCAAAAGTCTTAGACGGTGTCTTAACCAAGAAGGCACATAAACAGGAAAGGTTTACTGAACAGCAGATTCAGGATCTGGCTGCCTGTGCGGACCCAGTAGAAGGGTACTTGTACTTTGCCAAAAACTTTTTTTACATACAGCACCCAACTCGTGGTAAAGTAAAATTTGAACCGTTCGAGTACCAATTAAGGTTGATGCATAGTTATCACCACTATCGATTTAACATCAACATGATGCCACGTCAAAGTGGTAAAACTACTTGTGCCGCAGGTTACTTGCTATGGTATGCTATGTTTCATCCGGATCAAACTATCCTGGTTGCCGCACACAAATACACAGGTGCACAGGAAATCATGCAACGTATCCGTTATGGATATGAATTGTGCCCTGATTATATTCGCTGTGGTGTTACTAACTATAACAAGGGTAGTATTGAATTTGATAATGGCAGTCGTATAGTTAGTGCTACTACAACAGAAAATACAGGTCGTGGTATGAGTATTTCATTACTATACTGTGACGAGTTTGCTTTCGTACAACCTAACATTGCTGAAGAATTCTGGACATCAATATCCCCAACACTAGCAACTGGTGGTAAGGCGATTATTACATCAACACCCAACAGTGATGAAGATACATTTGCTATTATTTGGAAAGAAAGCCAGAAAAAGTTTGACGAGTTTGGCAACGAACAAGAAATGGGTGTTAACGGATTTCACGGCTTCCGTGCAGAATGGTGGGAACATCCGGATCGTAACGATGACTGGAAAGAACAGGAATTAGGTCGTATCGGAGAAGAACGATTCCGCCGCGAATATGGGTGTGAGTTTTTAATTTTTGATGAAACACTGGTCAATAGTATTGTGTTGTCAAATTTAGAAGGTGTAGAACCTATAATGAAAATGGGTCAGTGTCGTTGGTATAAACAGCCTAAAGACGATATGATCTACGTTATTGCCTTAGACCCTGCATTGGGCACAGGTGGCGACAACGCCGCTATACAAGTATTTGAATTACCTACCATGGACCAGGTAGCAGAATGGCAACATAACGAAACTCCCATAGAAGGGCAGATAAAAATACTCAAAGATATATGTCGTTATATTGCAGAACAAACTCCTAAAGCCAGCGGATCAAATATATACTGGAGTGTTGAAAATAACACCTTAGGCGAAAGTGCTCTTATAGTCATCAAAAACGTAGGGGAAGAAAACATACCTGGAATGTTTATAGCAGAACCGATACGTAAAGGACATGTACGTAAATTCCGTAAAGGATTTAATACTACACATAGAACTAAAATTTCTGCTTGTAGTAGGTTAAAACACTTGATTGAATCAGGCAAGATGAAAATCAAGTCAAAAGTGCTTATCTCTGAGCTAAAAGCGTTTATTGCACATGGAATTACGTTTAAAGCAAAAAGCGGAGAAACTGACGATTTAGTCAGTGCTTTATTACTAACAGTACGCATGACTGCTGTTATGGCAGATTGGGACCAGCGTGTTTTCGAACTTATGAGCGGGAAAGTCGACGATGAAGACGGAGATTTTGAGCCGCCCATGCCTATTTTCATTTCCAGCGGATTCTAATAAATACTACTATGAAAGATTTAAGCACGATTTCCAGCGATTTATTCAATAAAATCCGCAGTCGTTTTTCTGATATAAAAATCGGAGATGACAAAGGAGCCTTAACCAACGACGAAACTAAGGCAAGATTTTTTGATGTAAATTTCACTGCTGGCGGTCAAGATTTAGGCAGAGTTAACATCAAGATCGATGAAAAGTCGTTGACAGTGATCTATAACGAATCCATGTTAGACAATGTGTCGTCAGACACTAAAAATAATTGGTATGGATTCCTTAAAGAATTACGTCAATTTTCACGTAGCAATTTGTTGAACTTTGACACCAGAGATATAACAAAATCTAATTTAGATAAAAGAGATTACCAATACCTAGCCAAGGATACCGGAGAATTAAAAATGAGTGAATCAAGATTGTTTGGAACTAGCAAAACCAGTTTCCAAGATATAGGCGAAGCCAAAATTATTGTCAAGCACAGCGCACCTGTAAATGTAGAAAATCCTGCAGGGCGTACACAGCGTATTGAAAGCATTTATATTGAAAGTGCTAATGGCGAACGTTTCCGATATCCACATCGTCATTTAAACGGTGCTAGAGCAATGGCACGTCATGTGGCTAATGGCGGCACAGCATACGATACTATTGGTCAATATATTTCCGGATTAAGCGAAGAGATTGGTAAATTACGTCAGTTCAAGCAATACACTCAGCGTACAGGTGTAATGGCTGAAGCGTTAGGCGACATTACAGAACAAGTGGCCGGCAGAATTGATTCTATTAAATTAGAAATTGCCGCCTTACAGCGTCAACAATATTACGAAGCATTTGCAGAAAGTTTTCAACCACGTGAAACTGTAGAAGTACCAGAAGATGTAATGAGTGGTTGGGTAGACGCTTTAACTATTAAAACATTTAACGAAGAATTAAAATCTGTATTCCCTTACATTTATAGTTTAGTTAAAGAAAAGCAGGAACAAGGTTTGGGTTACGAGGATTTAGTTCAAGAAGCAACTTGCCCAGAATGTCACTGCGATCCTTGCGAATGTGATGATGAAAAAACAGAAAGCAGTGATATGTTCTCTGAATTTGAAAGCACTGTGGACGAATTGGCTTCTCCTGAATTTGAAAAAACAGTTCAAGAAGAACCCAATGAAGGCAACGAATTTGCACAGAAAGTACAGCAACTCAAAGCACAAGGTGCTAAACCAGGCACCAAATTTAAAACCAGCGATGGCGAAGAACACACATTAAAAGATGCCATTGAAGCCGCTGGTATGCAATTAACTGACTTTTGGAATGAACAGGAATTGGCAGAAATGCAACCTCAACGTCAGGCAGTACCGCAAGAAGTAGTTGAATTCATTGCCAGCATGTATGATCGTGGCACAGGTACTTTTCCTAAAGGCGAAGAAGGTGTTAAAATTGCTGTAGAAAAGAAGTTTGGTGAGCAAGCCGCACAATTTGCCAACTATGTAGTAGAAAAACTTTCAGCCAAAGCAGAACCACAAGTACAAGAACAACCAGTACAACAGGAAGATCCTGCTATGAGCGAACTAGTTCGTATTCGTAGTCTGGCTGGAATGTAAACGGTAAAATAAGCTCACATTTTAGGCAAGATTAGTCTTGCAAACATAAATAAAAACGCATACAATAACATGTATGCGTTTTTTGTTTAGGATGGTCCTAAACAACTAAGGCAAAAACATATAGGCTTACAATAGGAGAAAAATTATGGCCACATTAGCAGAAATTCGTGCAAAACTACAGGCACAAGAGACACGTTCAAACAGCGGCGACCGCCCAGTTGGCGACAACGCAATCTATCCGTTCTGGAACTTAGAGCAAGGTAAAGAATCCACAGTACGTTTCCTACCAGATGGTAACAGTGATAACACTTTCTTCTGGGCAGAGCGTTTGATGATTAAACTGCCATTCGCAGGCATTAAAGGCGAAACAGATAACAAGCAAGTTCAAGTACAAGTTCCTTGTATGGAAATGTATGGCGAAACTTGTCCAATTCTTTCAGAAGTTCGCGGTTGGTTCAAAGACAAGAGTCTTGAAGAACAGGGTCGTAAGTACTGGAAGAAACGTAGTTACATTTTCCAAGGTTTTGTTGTTGAAGATGGTCTAAAAGAAGACACTAAACCAGAAAATCCAATCCGTAGATTTATCATCGGCCCACAAATTTTCCAATTAATCAAGTCAGCATTGGTTGACCCAGAGTTGGAAGAATTGCCAACAGACTTTGCACGTGGCGTCGACTTTAAGTTGGTTAAGACAAGCAAAGGTGGATACGCAGACTATTCTACTTCAAAGTGGAGTCGTCGTGAGCGTCCTCTGTCTGACGCAGAATTAGACGCAATTAAAACACACGCTTTGTTTAATCTTACAGACTTCCTTCCTAAGAAACCAGGTGAAGTTGAGCTCAAGGTTATCAAGGAAATGTTTGAAGCAAGTGTAAATGGTGAACCATTTGACAAAGAAGCATGGGGTCAGTATTTCCGTCCAGCAGGTATGAGCAGTGTTACAGGCGACCCTGTAGGCGCTGTTGACAGTGCTGTTGATCCGGAAGATGTTCCTGCTAAGACTGCTCCTGCGGTTAGCAAGACAGAAACTCCTGCGGCTACAGCAAGTGCTCCAGCAGCCGGCAGCGGACGTGCTGAAGACATCCTTGCGATGATCCGTAATCGTCAAAAGCAGTAATTAACACGGCTCGGGCCAATGAGACATAGTTCTTACGCCCGAGTTCTTCACCATTATAGGAGATTAAAATGGCAAAATTAAATTTATCTAAAGTCAGCGAGAGCATTACATACTACCGTTATGATAATGGTTTTATGATTGAAGTAGGCGGACGTAATAAAAAAGACGAGTGGAAAACTCAAAAAATTCTTTGTAATACCGAAGAAGAATTATTGGCTATTATTAAAGAAGCAAATACTTTGGAGTTAGATCAATAATGGCCTCTAAAGCATTCGACTTATCAAAATTTCGTAAAACTCTTACTAAGAGTATCGACGGACTAGGTGTAGGGTTTAATGATCCTACTGATTGGGTCAGTACTGGCAATTATGCCTTGAACTATCTTATTAGCAGTGACTTCCATAAGGGTATTCCTTTGGGCAAGGTTACTGTGTTTGCCGGCGAATCGGGTGCTGGTAAGAGTTATATCTGCTCAGGTAACATTATCAAGGCCGCACAACAACAAGGCATCTACGTTGTGCTAGTTGACAGTGAAAACGCACTGGACCAAGCGTGGTTAGAAGCATTAGGTGTTGACACCAGCGAAGATAAACTTCTTAAACTTAATATGGCGATGATTGACGATGTTGCCAAAACTATTAATGAGTTTATGAAGGAATACAAGGCTATGGAGGAACGTCCTAAAGTCTTATTTGTGATTGACTCGTTGGGTATGTTGCTAACGCCTACAGATGTTAACCAGTTTGAAGCCGGTGATTTAAAAGGCGACATGGGTCGTAAACCTAAAGCATTGACAGCTCTTGTTCGTAATTGTGTAAACATGTTTGGTAATTACAATGTTGGTTTAGTTGCCACTAACCATACATACGCTAGTCAAGACATGTTTGATCCAGATGACAAAATTTCAGGCGGACAAGGCTTCATTTACGCAAGTTCTATCGTAGTTGCTATGAAGAAATTGAAGTTAAAAGAAGACGAGGACGGTAATAAAATTACAGAAGTTAAAGGTATCCGTGCCGCCTGTAAGATTATGAAAACTCGTTATGCTAAACCGTTTGAATCGGTGCAGGTTAAGATTCCTTACGAAACGGGCATGAATCCATACAGCGGCCTTGTTGATTTGTTTGAAGCCAAGGGTTTCTTACAAAAAGACGGCAATCGACTTAAATACGCTACGTCAACAGGCGAAGAAATTAAATTCTATCGCAAAGAGTGGGAGCGTAATGAATCGGGCTGTCTCGATACTGTAATGGTTGACTTTAGTAAACACCCTAAGGTAACCGCTTCTAACATTGACATGGAAACTGGAGAAATCTTAAATCATGCTGAATGAAGATCATATCGTTGATATCTGGACTGGCTTAAAAGAGTTTTTTGATAAAAAGCAAATCGAAACTGTTGCCAGCAAATATGTAGATATTCTAGCCGATAACGGTGTAGAAGATCATGTGTTCAAAGCAGCCTTAGGCGGCGATGAAGATCTAGATACAGCCATTGAATACTATCTCGATGACTGGGACGGAGAAGAAGACGAAGAAAAAGACTACGACTCCGATGACTATGATTACGACGAGGAATAAGTGGGCTGGTATACAGAAGTAAGCCGCGATATAAGTAAAATTCCTGACGCTGTTCTCTACTTTGAACAAGAATTAGAAGAGGCACGTCAGGAAGTACGCTTGTACGGAAACTTAGAAAAGGCAGCCGCTAGTATGCCTGGTATTGTCGAACATCGATTTAGTCAACTACAAGAAATTGAAGCCATACTAGAATATCTTAATATTGAACTACGCAGACTTAAGAGTAGTTTCTTCCGTAAGTATCTAGAAAACTATGCTCGTGCTCTAAGTAGCAGAGATGTTGAAAAATATGTAGACGGAGAAGCAGATGTAGTTGATATGGAAAAAATTATCAACGAGTTTGCACTATTAAGAAACAAATGGCTGGGTATTACTAAAGGCCTAGATCAAAAGCAGTGGCAAATCACCAATATCACAAAACTACGTGTTGCTGGTATGGAAGATGCTAAACTTTAAGGTCGCATTCCAGGTATCACAGTCCGTTTAAACTGCTGATTATCCCTATCAATAGTTTCAAATAATTTTAAATCGAGCCCTAGTTGTTTTACAAGAGCATCTAGGGCTTTTGTATCTTTAGGCAGACATGCTCCGCCATACCCTCGAAGTTGTTCATTAACTGCAAGGTAGTGCGGACTACTTTGACCTCTTAGCAAATATGCATCTTTGATTTTTTCATAGTCTGCGCCTAATCGATCACAGACTTCGTACATAGCGTTGGCAAATACAACTCGTAGTGCATTATAAACGTTTGAATAGTATTTCAAAACTTCTGCTTCTGTAGGAGTCATCATTACTTTATTTTTTGGAAAATATCCATGAGACTCGACCACTAAATCGTACATCCAGGCTTCGTGGCAACCTACTACTAATACTTCGTGATTAGTAACAAAATCTTCTGTGGCACACCATTCTCTTAAAAATTCAGGAACAAAACACATGTTTAATGTTGTTTCGGATATTAATTGTTCTGTAGTACCAGGAACGCTGGTAGATTTTAATGCTACTAGACCTTTATAATTTAAATTTTCTAATTTCTGTATTGTATCTCGAACAATGCTTAAATCACAACTACCATCTTCAGCAGACGGTGTTGGCACACAAACATAAACGATATCTGTATCTTTGACAACAGATAATAGTGTGTTTAATTTTGGATCATGGGCAAATACGTTATGCCCTAATAATTCAAATCCTTTAAGGCAAGCACCGCCTACTACGCCAACACCTATAATACCTATGTTCATAAAGTCTCCAAAGTACGTCGTAGACCTTCTCTAATAGATATTCTAGGACTGTATTCAACTAATCTTTTTAATTTTGTTATATCTGGGCATCGTCGACTAACACTGCCCTTAGGTGCATCTTCCAATATTAATGAACCCCTTATATTAGATATTTCTAACATAATTTCTGCTACTTCTTTAATTGAAAGTTCTTCTTCGTTTCCAACATTTAAAATTTCATTACGGCAACTAGAACTAAAAATTATATTACTAGTAATTTCTACAGCGTCACTGATATACATAAAACTTCTAGTATTACGCCATCCGTTAAGTGTTAAATCACCACTTTTAATTCTTGAATAAAATTCTTGTATAAAATGATCGCGTTGTCCTGGGCCGTAGACATTATGATATCTAATAATAGTATATTCTTGATTTAATTGCTGGTTGGCTGCTATGATTTGTAGTTCGTTAACTATTTTACTACCACCGTAACTCCATCGTGGATTGGTAACGTCTTCTACTACTAATGGTACTGTTTCGTCTGTGGGAACAGGCCACTGAAACTTATCTACTGCACCAGCATAACTTTCGCAAGTACCACTGAATATAAATCTTTCAACTTTTCCGGCATAACGGTCTAATAAATGTTGTGTGGCTAATATGTTATCTCTGATAACATCTAAAGGACGTTCGTAAAAATATTTTGTTCCATTGAATGCAGCCAAATGAACAACAATATCAACATCTGGTAATAACTCTGCATCTTCTTTATTAGATAAATCAAACCCTAATTTTTTGTCCGCACGTATAACATGATGCCCTAAGTTATCAAGATATCGGCATAAATGGCTGCCGATAAAACCAGAACTGCCGGTGACTAAAATTGTTTTCATAGTGATATTTACCCAGTTAACTGCTCACATAAATAGACATATGAATAAAATTGTACTGATAACCGGCGGTTTTGATCCCGTACACAGCGGACATATTGCCTATATAAATGCCGCTAGAAAATTAGGAGATATCCTTGTAATAGGGTTAAATTCTGACGATTGGTTAACTCGTAAAAAAGGAGCACCGTTTATGCCGTATACAGAACGCTCTACTGTACTTAAAAACATAAAAGGTGTTGATTATGTAATTGACTTTGATGACACAGATGGCAGTGCTAAACATGCTATTTGGATGGTTCGTCAAAGTTATCCGCAGGATCGAATTATTTTTGCCAACGGTGGGGATAGAACAACCAATAACATTCCAGAAATGGATTTCGAAGACAATAATTTAGAATTTGTATTTGGTGTAGGTGGTGAGGACAAAAAGAATTCAAGCAGTTGGATTTTACAAGAATGGAAGGCTCCTAAAACAATTCGTCCTTGGGGATATTATCGTGTGCTACACATAGTAGGTGACAGTGTTAAAGTTAAAGAACTTACAGTGGACCCAGGCAAATCGCTTAGTATGCAACGACACAAATATCGCTCAGAGTTTTGGTTTGTAGCAGAAGGCATTGCTGGAAATAATTGGGACTACGGCGGTAAAAAGATAAAACCTTATAAAACAGAAGTAATAATGCCTGGAGAATGGCATCAACTACATAATCCTACAGATCAACCTTTGAAAGTTATAGAAATACAATACGGCGAACGCTGTGAAGAAGAGGACATAGAAAGACGATGACACCCATACCAATTTTTATAGGCTATGATCCCAGGGAAGCCATTGCTTATCATGTCTGCGCTAATAGTATTATTAGACATTCCAGTGTACCTGTTAGTCTAATTCCACTGGCATTGAACAATTTTAAAGATTATACTGAAACACATACAGACGGTAGTAATCAGTTTATCTACAGTAGATTTTTAGTTCCTTACCTTATGGAGTATAAAGGACATGCTATCTTCATGGATGGCGACATGATTGTACGAGGTGATATTGCAGAATTATGGGGGTTAAAAGAAGCAGGCAAGGATGTTATGGTTGTTAAACACGATTATAAAACCAAAATGAAAGAAAAATACCTTGGTGCAAAAAACGAAGATTATCCTAGAAAAAATTGGTCAAGTGTTATGATTTTTAATTGTAATAACTTCCCAACAAAAAAACTAACACCGGAATATATTCAAAAATCCACCGGTGCACACCTACATAGATTTGAGTGGACCACAGACGACCGCATTGGAGAACTGCCAAAAGAATGGAATTGGCTTCCAGATGAATATGGTCCTAATCCAGATGCTAAACTATTACACTACACTCTAGGCACTCCTAGTTTTCACGAATTTGCCACAACTCCCATGGGCGATGAATGGCATAGAGAAAGAATTTATACAGAGTATTGTCAACAAAGGTCAATAGAATGATTTTACCTACTGCATTAGTCGAAAGATGGCCTCTTGATACTTATAAACAGCAAAATGATAGTATTGAGTCTGCGCTTAAACATATAAATCAAGATACAGTTAACCTTTATAAAGAAATTGAAAAACTAAAAGAAGAAAGTTTAAAAGTAGAGCCAGTTGAATTTCCTGCTAATTATGAAGATCTTTCTAAAGAAGAAAGATGGGCTATTAAACGAATTGCAGGGCCAAATTCTTTACGAGGAAAATTAGACAACGAGATAGCAGCCAAAGAAGAACATCTGCTAAGATTAATAAAATATAACGACTATCCAGCAATGATAATGGCGGCATATCCAGAAAGTCGGTTAATGAATAAATCGAACTATTGGAATGAGTATCAAAAAATAGAAGGCCCAATACTTATAAGAGGTATAGCCAATTATAAATTAGGTCTACATCATAAGCAGATAGGTAAAGATTATTATTTTATTGAAACCGGATACTTAGGAAATTATCCTAGTCCTAATAATCGAACAGGTAGAAAAATTTATCATAGAATTGTAAAAAATGCAATGCAACATACTAGTATCATGAATGTTCCGGACGATCGATGGAAAAAATTAGTTAGTTTTAATCCTTCCTTAGAATATAAGGGTTGGAAAAAGTCTGGATCAAAAATATTAATAGTTCTTTCAACACAAAAACCGTTTCAAGCATACGGTGATGATCAGGAAAAATGGTTAGATAATGTTATTAAAACCATAAAAGAAAATACAGATAGAGAAATAGTGTTTCGAGAAAAAAATGCAAGAAATGAAAGAACTACAGATACGATTTATAATGCATTAGACAACGATATTTACGCTGTAGTAACTTATAATAGTATCGCAGCCGTAGAAGCAATACAATATGGTATACCTGCATTTGCTCTTGCTCCTACTGCGGCCGATCCAGTTGGAAATAAAGATTTACGTATGATTGAACGTCCTATAATGCCAGACGAAGAAATAGTCAAAAAATGGTTACATTCGTTAGCATACAGTCAGTTTAGTCTTAACGAGATCATAACAGGTGATGCATGGAAATTAGTTTTAGAAAATGAAGAACGAGAAACAATTAATTATTAGAAGTTATCTAAGTAGTCTTCCCAAGCATATAAACGGCGAAGAAAAAATTAATGCATTAACGTACTTTGCAGAAGGTGCAAAACTTTGTGGCGATGATGCAAGTGTAACAACATCGCAAACATACGAAGAATGCGATGTTGGTGCTATTATAGGAAACGCATTTGATGCAAATCCAAGTAAAATAAATCTTCCGCACTACAAAGTTCGTAAAATGGTTATAGAGACACAACAGCAGAGATCTCGACATTGGTTAAGCATTGACAGTAATGTCTTTATATATAAGAATAAATTAAATCCTCACAAATATTTGCGTTATAGTTTTAATGGCGTTTTTCCTGCAACTGGAATTTATTGTAACGAAACTCCTGGGGAAGAAAATTGGAAAAACATAAAACGAGATTATAATATGGATTTAGCCCCGTGGCGAAAAAACGGAAACCATATATTAATTACTCTTCAGCGTCCTATGGGGTGGAGTATGCGCGGTTACAATCTAATGAGTTGGTTAGATGAAACTTTTGCAAAAATAAGACAATATTCTGATAGATCTATTATTATAAGGTGGCATCCTGGAGATTGGAAAAATATTAATCTGTATATGCCAACTCTTAGAAAATACAATGCAATTATAAGTCCTCAAGAGCGCCACATTACAGAAGATTTAAAAAACTGTTGGGCACTTGTTTGTCATAATAGTACCCCTAGTGCAGTTGCGCCTATAGAAGGAATACCTGCATTTATTACAGACAGTCCTAGTTATAGTCAAGGCGGGGATGTTGCTAATACAGATTTTAGTTTGCTAGAGAATCCAACTCTTGTAGATAGAGAATTATGGATTCGTAAACTAGCACAATGTCACTGGAGTTTTGCAGACTTACGTAGTGGTCGTTGTTGGAATCATATGCGTCAGTGGGCATTGCCTTTTAACCAATAAACACCAATTTTTTTAATTCCTTGAGAATCTACAATATTTGGAAAAGACTCTAAGACTTCTTGATGTGTCCAATTGTCTTTTACATGTACTTCAAACGGATTACCTCCGTGAGCACCTTGAGGTGAATGTACTATTGGAATAGAAATTACAACAAATTTAGAACGCTTTAGTGCTTGGTTAACTAGTGTCTGACTTTCTTCCTTTGTCATATGTTCTAATACATCACCAAAGATAACCAAATCAAATATTGGTAAATTGTCCCAGTTAATTTTTCTAGCATCGTTGTTAATTATAGTGTCGTATAACTGATTTAAATTAAACTCAGATATGTAACTATTCCATGCTTCAATTCCCCACCATTCGGCATTTTTTAATAAAGTATATGTTTCTTTAAATAATCGAGGATACGTTCCTTCACCGCAACCAACATCTAATACTTTATTAATGTTATGCTTAGATATCCACTGTCTTATTTGTTTTTTACCTGTTGGGGATGATGTTGGCATTATTCTTTTCCTTTCTCTAAATCGCGTTTTACAAAATATCTATATCTTTCTAAATATCGTTCTTTAAACTTTTGTGACCCTTTTGACATAAAAAATAAACTTTTACCGTTATGCTTTCCTATAGAAACCCACACAGCACGATCAACTTCAACAAATTGAAATTCTTCAGCCATTTGCTTTAAAACTTCTTGGTCCCACCCATCAGACCATTTGTTTATATCTTTTTCAAGAAGTCTTTTAGCAAACTCCTGCCTAAATCTGTTATCTTTAAATGCAATAAATCCAGCCATCCATCTACGATCAACTTTAACGTGTCTTAAAACAGAATAGGTTTCAAACAATATTGATAATTCAAATTTGCTAAAAGGGGCAACACATAATGCATCGCAATCTGTAACTAATACACGTTCATTGTTTTTAAATTTAGATGCTACTGCTAAAAATCTTACTGCCTGCAAATATCCTAATTTTTGATCATCGTTTACAAATTCTGTTTCTTCTGTAGTATAGTCTACACTATCTAATTTTATAACGTCAGGAGAATTAACTAAATGGCAGTGTAATTTGATCCAAGGAACATGATATTGTAATGTTCGAAGATAAGTAATCCCCCAATTGTTATAATAATTTTTATCACAGGCAATTAATAAGTGAAAATCATTCATTTATATAAACTTTGCTCTCTTTTAAAAATTTCTAGATCTTTACGTTTGCCTTTGGCACTCCAAATAGCACTTTCAGGCCGCATAGCCCAATCAATGTATGCCATTGGCAGCAATCCTTTATTAAATTTTTTAACTAATATGTCTAATACAAACTGATCTAAGAACCAATACAAGTCATCGTTCTCTATGCTTGTTTTAATCTCACTAGCATATAATTTTAAAAATTCATCCGACTTTAGAGAATCATTAAGCAATATGGCTCCTGCTAAATGGGTGCCGTCTTTAGGTTTTTCGTATAAATGAAAATCGGCACTCGGTAGGTTATACGAAAAAGATTTTCGAACCAACCCATCTACATCTATGGCTAGACAATGTTGCGATTGTTGTTTGATTTCAGCAAGTCGTATAAATCTAGCACAGGCAAAGTATGTTTGTTTAACTAATTTTAATAATTCTACCGGACCTAGGGTATCGCCCTTCTTTCTCATTTGTCGTTGTCTGTCGTTTGTAAATTCTGTTCTTTTATACCACAAATCTCTGATAGATTCAAAAACTTTATCATCAATATACTCGTAGGTACACGATACATTTGGTTTACTACAAAACTCTATTTGATCTTGTCGTGGATTATAGATATGTATATGTACTCCGTAACTAGGAGTGTTCTTTAATACGCTATTAATCAGTGATTTTGCATATAAATCAAAGTATTTCTCGTCTGCGGCTGCATAAATGAAAAAATTTGTTTGATCTAATTTTCCTTGCAACGGTGGTATAATCATAGTTAAATATTTAACCATATGAAACTGTCATATTTTCCTAATCAGACTGCACTACAATCCGAACCCGTGTGGAGATCTTTTCTTGACGGGTGGCGTAGCCTTGGTCTAAGTATAGAAGAAAACTCTATGACTGCTGATGCTGCCTTAATTTGGAGTGTGTTGTGGCAAGGCAGAATGCACAGTAATAAACAGGTGTTCGAACACTATAGAAAACAAGGAAAACCGGTTTTTATTATCGAAGTTGGTGCATTGATGCGGGGTCATACTTGGAAAGTTTCAGCGAACAACATCACTGCACAAGGTTCTTATGCAAATCAAGAAAATTTTATTTCTGGTCGAGCAGAAAAATTAGGCATTACATTAGCACCTGAAAAAAATTTAAGAAAACCTGAAATTTTAATCACACTTCAGCATGATCGCAGTCTACAATGGCAGGATATGCCTCCGACTGCGGTTTGGTTAGATCAGACAATCAAAGAAATAAGAAAATATTCGTCAAAATCCATTGTTATACGACCACACCCTCGGGGATCTCTAAGAAATCCGGTGATACCGGGTGTGAGAGTTGAACATCCACGCAAGTTAGCCAACACATACGATAAATTTGACATAAATTTCGACTATCATTGCGTGATAAACTGGAATTCTGGAGTGGCAGTACAGGCCGCCATCAGTGGTACACCGGTGATCACTGGTCCAACTAATCTTGCTTCTGAAATTTCTGGAAATTTTGCCAATATTGACAACATTTCATTACCCGACAGGCAACATTGGTTTGAAAAGATACTACACACCGAGTGGACTGTGGAAGAACTTCAACAAGGAATACCTCAAAAACGGTTACTTGATAATATAAAGATTTGACATTGTCAATTTTTATGTTATACTATGAATATGAGTCATACTATTGAAGATGCTTTAGAGATTTTATCAGGATTAGCGCCAAGAACGGTGAATGTCCGCATTGATCCTAACGAAAGAAATTTAATTTCTAGTCTTGCCAAACAAGTACACAAGGCTGTGCCTCTCACTGACCGTCAACTTAACCTTGCTTTGAAAAAAATAGACAAGTACAAAGAAGGTTTAACTAAAAATTTAGTAAATGTTGAAGATCTAATACTAAACAAACCGCTGAGAATGCCATTGAGAGAAATAGATCGTTCACAGTCTGTTACACTGGACTATACAAACGGTGCAACTAAACCTAGAATTGTGGTAAAATATGTATTTTCTAAGAAATTTGCCGCAGAATGGGGAGAACTTGAAGAAGACTTGATAGGAGTTACTTCAGAAGTCAAAGGCTTCAAGCATATTTCTTATAATGAAAAAAATCTTTATCTAATTGTTTCAAAGTTATCTTCCTTGGACTTTGTAATAGACCAAGAAATTCAGGAAATTTACGAAAAAATCGTAAAAATTATGGAAAATCCTGAAAATACTGTGCCTTATGTTGGTGTAGAAAACGACATAGTTAAGGTTATCAATGGCAGTAAAACCTGTAATGACTTTTTATCTGAAAAATTTCCTATTGTTGATGAAAATAATTTTGTAAAGTTTTTATCCTCGGCAAAAAATTGTGGAATTTTACTAAAATCAACAGAAATTATAAAAAAAGTAAATGACACACCGTTAAATTCTTTGACTAAAAATATACTATTAGAGAGCTCTACAAAATTTAGAATTAGTCCCGAGGTACATTCATTAAATTCATTATTGAGTATAATCAACGAGCTACATCAGTGGCCTGCGTTGTTTGTTTTAGACGAAAATTCTCAAGTTTTTTCACAGGTTAAACATTTAATTTCTGAATTAGCCAATCATACTGACTTAGACAAGGTAAATGTATTCTTTAGATTAAAAAATGAGCAACCTGAGGACCAGCAATTTAACCAATTTGTCAGGGATAACGGTTTAAATAATTATATAGACAGTAAAACACAAGCAGTACTAATCACTAAAAATAGAATACCTAAGCCGTTGTTTAAATCAGATTGGCAGCCTAAAGTTGCTGTTGTGTTTAGTTCAAATGATTACGGTAAGTTGGCTGCCTATCTCAACGACATACCCAATGTATATTATTATAACAACAGTGTTACTATCCGACATAGTCGAGTAAAAGGAAGCAAAGAAATTGTCCAGTTGTAAGATCGTTATTAGAGACGAAGTAAATCTTAAAGTAGAAGGACTTCCTGTTGAAATACGCAGGAAGATTTCTAACGCACTAAAATTTGAACTGCCTTATGCTCGTCATATGCCACAGTATAAACTAGGCAGATGGGATGGCACTACTACGTTCTTTGGTCTCGGTGGCAATGGTTATATTAATCATTTAGACGTGATTGTTGGTATATTAGAAGAATGCGGTGTTGATATCGAAGAAATTGAAGATTTACGTCAACCTCATAAATTCGACTTTGCAAAAATTACAGATAGATATTGGGCCGATCAAGGCAAGACATGGCCCAAAGGACATCCTATAGAAGGACAGCCGATTATATTACGAGACTATCAATTAGATGCTATTAATAACTTCATGGAAAATCCACAAGGATTACAGGAGTTGGCCACAGGTGCAGGTAAAACTATTATCACAGCAACTCTCAGTGCATTATGCGAGCCCTACGGTCGTACACTGGTCATTGTACCAAACAAAGGTCTAGTAGTACAAACAGAAGAAGATTATAAGAATGTTGGGTTGGATGTGGGTGTGTATTTTGGAGATAGAAAAGAACTAAATCGCACACATACTATATGTACTTGGCAAAGTTTAAACATACTAGATAAGAAAAGTTATGACGGAGACACTCTAAGTCTTGCAGAGTTTTTAGAAGGAGTTGTCTGCGTAATTGTTGACGAAGTACACATGGCCAAGGCCGACGTGTTGAAAAAACTACTAAGTCAAAACATGGCTAATGCGCCTATAAGATGGGGATTAACTGGCACAGTACCTAAAGAAGATATTAATTTTCATAGTATTTTAGCAACAATCGGTCCTGTAATTAATCGTATCAGCGCACACGCATTGCAGGAAAAAGGTGTGTTGGCACAGTGTCACGTGAACATAGTACAACTGGTGGACTTGCCAGAATTCCGTACATATCAAGAAGAACTAAAATATCTAGTTACAAATAACGATAGAATAGATTATATCAGTAAACTTTGCAATTCAATTAAGGAATCCGGTAATACATTAATTCTTGTAGATAGACTAGATGCAGGAAAACAACTGGCAGAAGCCATAGAAGGTTCAGTGTTCATCAGCGGAGAAGTTAAGTTAGGCGATAGAAAAGAACACTACGACGAAGTCAGAGAAGCAACAGATAAAGTTATCATTGCTACGTATGGTGTGGCAGCCGTGGGTCTTAATATTCCTCGTATTTTTAATTTAATTTTATTAGAACCTGGTAAAAGTTTTGTAAGAGTAATTCAATCAATCGGTAGAGGCATCAGAAAGGCAGAAGATAAAGATTTCGTACAAATATGGGACGTTACGTCAACATGCAAGTACGCTAAAAGGCACTTAACGGAGCGTAAAAAATTCTATAAAGAAGCCAAGTATCCTTTCACAGTAGAAAAGGTAACATGGCAATAACAATAACGGAGAATTTATGTTGATATTAACCTTAGATAATCAAAGTTTCGACTTGTCTAAGATGCCCGAGGAAATTGAAGAGGATATTAGATTTGCAGTGTTGGATAACAACGATACTAATAATCCAGATTTCTTTTTTATGCCTCTGATTTTTTTAGAAAGTTTTAATAGTCCAGCAATGGTTATGAGAATTGGTGAAAACGAAGTAATTATGCCCATCGACTGGAGCATAGCAGTGGCCGATAGTGAATGTGGTAGTGATATAGAAGTTATGCCACTGACCAGTTTAAATGACAGAGGCTTCGAAGCATTCTTGTTTAACCCTATCAGCGGATTTAGACACGAATACGGAAAGATAGAAATAGTAAATGTCTACAATGATGTAAAATGGTATTTTCCTAAAATGAAAAACAATCAGTTACTCAGTGTGCCTTTAAAGGAAGGAGAAAAACCTTTATGTGCCTTCTTTACTAAAGACATTAGTAGACAAAGTGAAATCATAGACTTTTTTAAATTACTATAATGCCGATGGATAAGTTGTACTACTATGACAATGATATGTCTTTTGCAGATCATTGCTTAGGATGGAAATTAACGCTATCTTTACTACCAAGAAGATGCTATTATTCAAATAAATTTATTTGGCTAACTTGGGCGTATAGAGGAACAGCCATGTGGACAGGACCCGGGGAACCCGTGTTTGAACATCGCTGGGTTGATCGTAAAGAATATCTTTTATTACAGATCAAAGGAAAAGTATAATGGGAAAATTAAAACCAGGTGCTACTTATATCTACGAAAGTCCCGACGGCGGTCATACAGTGTATGCTAGAGAACAAGGCACTGCCGAACGTATTTTGGTTGGTTATGATACTACTGCCGAAGAGTATGCTAATCATAAAATTTGGAATGATATTTGGTATAAATCTCGGACTAATCCAACCTTGCGTAAAGCAGTTGAACGTGCTATAATAATATATCACACTATAAAAGACGATGACAGACAAAATAACAATTAAAGATGAAACAGCAGCCATAGACATGGGTGCTAAAGATCTCTGGGATAATTTCACAGACGAACAAAGAAAGCAAATAAGTTTATATTTGTTGATTCGTTATGCTTCTAGTATCAAAACTGCTGACAGTGATGCACAGGCATTAGCAGTGTTTAAAACTAACGAATATTATAATAAGAATTTCTTTGATCTTAGCAAACATCCTAAATTGTTATGGTATCTTGTTTGTATGTGTGGTAACGATGAAAAGAAAATTTACTTTCACGAATGGATTGGATTTAAAAAGAAAGAAGGCGATAACAAGATTACAAAGTTTCTTGAATCAAAGTTTCCTAATATGAAACGTGATGAAATCGAAATGATGGCCAAGTTATCCGACAAAAAGGACCTTAAAGAGTTTGCTCGTGAACTAGGTATGGATGATAATGAAATTAAAAAAGTTTTATGAATTTAGATATTTTCGAAAAGCACAAAAGGATTAAAGTGACTGTGACTGCTGTAGAAAAACCTTACATTTGTCAACACTGCGGTTCAGGGTTTATGAAAGAAAATACCTTAACTGTTCATATGTGTGAACAAAAACGTAGATTTCTAGCCAAGGATGAAAAACATGTGCTACTTGGTTATCAAACTTACATAAGATTTTTTCAACTCAGTCAAAAAGCAAAAACTGTAAAGACCTACGAGGAGTTTGCTAAGAGTCAATACTACAATGCCTTTGTTAAGTTTGGTAGTTTTCTTAGCAACGTTAATCCACTTTATCCAGATAGATACATTGACTTTGTTGTTACCAGCGGAGTAAAATTAGATCACTGGTGCCGAGAAACTTTATACTATTCCTATGTATTAGATTTAATTAAGAAAGAGCCAGCAGAGGTTGCTATCCAACGTAGCATACAAACTATGATGGATTGGGCAGAGGCCAATAACAGTCAATGGAATCATTACTTCAAGTATGTAAGTCTTAATCGAGCAGTCTACGATATCAAAGATGGAAAAATCAGTCCTTGGTTAGTTTTAAACAGTGCCACAGGACGAGACATGTTATCTCGTCTTAACGATGAGCAGTTAGGTATTATTTTTGAAGTTATGGATCCAGACTTTTGGCGCAGTCGATTTAAAAAATATCCTGTGGACTTAGACTTAGTAGCCGAAGTTGTTAAGGAAGGAAACCTATAATGCCTGATATAGATATCGACTTTGCTGATAGAGAACTAGCACTTAAAAAAATTAAATATACTCGAGCCATGCGCCAAGAAGGCAGCGAAATAAAACCGCACAACACCGGCATATATGTAACTGCAATACCTCGAGATGCTAGAGAAAATATTGCTACAATAGATTATAAAACAGCAGAAGATCGCGGTTATTTTAAAATAGATTTTTTAAATGTAGGTATATACGAAGGAATTCGTAATGAAGAACATCTAGTTCAATTAATGAATACGGAGCCGTTATGGGATCTATTAGAGGACGACAGTTTCACGGATTTACTATTCCACGTAAATGGGTACGGGAATATATTGAGGCAGATGAAACCTACTTCGGTAGAACAGTTGGCAATGTTACTCGCTTTGATCCGCCCAGCAAAGAGACATTTACTTGGGAAGACTTGGACAGAGATTGGCCAGGAGATTTGGACGAAGCCGGAGAATGATGAATATTACTTTAAGAAAGCACATGCGGTTGCATATGCTCAGGCAGTGGTAGTACAAATGAATTTAATCTGCGAACAAGTTAGTTACGGTTACAGTTAATTTTTACCTTTTTTAACTAACTGTATCATTTTACGTTTTACACGTTTAATTGAAATATTGTGTAGATTTACAGTTGGGCCAAACACTACATCAACATCCTTAGTATTCATAGTTTTTATAGCATAGCGATAAGGCTCCATTTCTGAGCGTAGATAGATAGTTATAGGAACCATGCGGTTACTTTCCCACCACCATGCTTCTCCTAGCTCTAAAAATAGCCGTCTTTCCTCGTCTGTACGCAACAATTCATAGTCAAACATGCTGGTAACGTGCTGGTCCTGATTAATTACTATACCCACATATTCTATACCGCCATAGTGGACTACAGATATAAAAGGAAAGTTGCTTCTGATATCTTCCGTTAATTTTACCATAAATACTTAATAAAGTTCATTGATTATAATGCAAAAATTTCAAGTTTATTTAGTACCAAACAGAATCAAAGTTACAACGGATGTGACAGGATTTGCTACGGAGTTTAGACAAGTGTACCAGCGAAAATTAAAATTATATAAAGGCATAGATAATGCCATAGAGTTTGATGTGCGTGACAGCGATCAACGTAGACAAAATATTATGGGTTATAATATTGTTGTTAAGTTCTTTGATGCGGCACATAAAAACTTGTTTTCTGTACAAGGAAACCCCGTAGTAGGAAAACCAGGAATAATGGCAGCAACCATTACAGCCGATGACATCGCACTTGTTGATCCGCAGATTTTAAAAATGGCTGCATATCTACGCAGTGACACAGAAGAAAAAATAATTTACAGTGACAGTCAATTTGACATTTTTGCCGATGCAGAAGTATTGGACGGTTACAACGATAAATTTGCTCAAAACGGTATTATCGAAGAAGTCACAGTGTTTAACTACGAGCAAGATTCAAAAGAATACATCAGCGAAATTGCAAACTTTGGCACAGTGATTAACAACGATTATAGCACTGTACCAATAAGAACAGCCACATTTGAATTCGAAGGTATATATGATGGTATCATTGAAATAGAAGCCACTAAAGATAAAAGTACCGCATTTGGAACATCTTGGGAAACTATTGATAGTTGGGACACTGCTATTGACCAAACTAAAACAGTAACCGGTGACTGGAGATTTGTTCGTTTTCGTATCACAAGAGAAAGATCTAACGGCCCAGGCAACGGTGCTAGATTCACTGTTGAAAAAAGTGGAAATGCCTATACTGTCGTAACAGTAACTCTCAGAGGACAAGATTATTTGATTGGCGACGAACTCAAAATCAAAGGTTCTGAATTAGGCGGTGTTGATAATGTAAATGATTTAAACATATTGGTTACTGGTGTTATCAACGGTAATAATACGCAAGGTAATGTCGGTACTTTCATTTGGCAAGGATTGGCCTCTAATGGTAATGCAATTTATGAAAGTGTAGGCACAGATCCGATAGACAGAGCAGCCAATCCAATTGACAAAATTATCATAAGAAACTAAAATGTCTGCATGAGCATCGCAGACGCAATCTATTCGTACCTTCCGGCTAAACGGAAAAACACACCCAGCGGTTGGACTAAGTTCAATGCTGTATGTTGTATTCACAATGGTACTTCAGCCGATACTCGTGCTCGAGGCGGTATAATTCGAAACTCCGATGGTGTCAGTTATCATTGCTTTAACTGCGGCTTCAAAGCCAGTTATGTCAGTGGTCGTCATCTCACAAGAAAGATGCGTCAACTATTGCAGTGGATGAATGCGCCCGATGACGAAATCAATAAATTAGCATTAGAAGCACTGCGCATGCAGGAAGATGCCGAGTATCAAGCCAAGGTAAGTTTACCAACATTTGATGACAAACCTTTACCCAAAGACAGTGTTAAATTAGATATAAATGTCGAACTTAATGACGACATTGCACAGGCTATCGAATATGTCTATAGCAGAGGATTAACCTTAGACAGTTATGATTTTTACTGGAGTCCTGAATTTAAAGATAGAATTATCATACCTTTTAAACTTGACGGACGTATTGTAGGTTACACCGCACGTAAACTCACAGACGGCAAACCTAAATACATTTCAGAACAAACTCCTGGCTATGTCTTTAATCTTGACGCACAGAATCCCTTGCCTTGGGAAAACAGCAAAAAACATGTAATTGTTGTAGAAGGTCCAATGGATGCATTAAGCATCGACGGTGTAGCACTGCTTGGAGCAGAAATTATGGACAAACAGGCTATGTTAATCAATAGATTAGGCATGGAGCCAATTGTTGTGCCTGACAAGGATAAAGATGGTTTAAGAACAGCAGAACAGGCTGTGGCTAATCGCTGGGCTGTGGCATTTCCAGAATGGCATCAAGATATCAAGGATGCCAACGATGCTGTGCGTAAATATGGTAAGTTATATACACTCTACAGTATATTCAATAGCGTTGAAACCAACGAACTCAAAATTAAACTAAGGATGAAACAATGGCTTTCTTTAGATGGTTAAAAGAACAAATTAATAATTGGAAGCGAGAACGCAAACTAAAAAAACGCATGGAAGAACTGCGTAAAAGGGATCCGTTTATCTACAAATGATTACATGGGGAATTAGTGGTAACAGCCACGATGCGGCTATAGCCGTATTTCATGACAAGCAGTTAGTCTATGCAGGACATAGTGAACGCTACAGTCGAGTTAAAAATGATGGCGACTTAGATACTACACAGATCGAATATCTTAAAAAGAAATTCGGAGATCCTGATCGTGTAGTATGGTATGAAAAGCCATGGGCTAAAACATTTCGTCAACTTGAAGCAGGACAGGGATGGCGGTGGAGTGAAAACAATGTCAAAGAATACCTACGTAAGTTTGGCATTAGAGCTCCTATAACTTACAAATGGCATCACCACAGTCATGCGGCTGCCGGATATTATACCAGCGGTTTTGACAACGCCACAGTGGTAGTCATAGACGCTATAGGTGAATATCAAACACTGAGTTTTTGGAGAGGGCAAGGTAACGGTTTAACACAACTGTGGAGTCAAGGATATCCGGACAGCGTAGGACTTTGGTATAGTGCTATGACTGATCGCATCGATTTAAAAGCCAATGAAGAAGAATATATTCTCATGGGCATGGCTGCCATGGGCGACCCTAATCGATTTACTGCTGAAATATTAGACGAATTTATTGGACTACACAGTATAGAAGAAAGTTGCAGTGTTATTAGATTAAAACATAATCTACACAGGGGCTGTCGTTGGTGGAAACCTGAACTAGGTATTGGCGATTATTTTGATGTTGCCGCAGGTACACAGGCTGTGTACGAAATTTTATTCCACAAAATATTACAGACTGCAAGGCATCTTAATGGCAGTGATAATTTAGTATTAATGGGTGGCTGTGCTCTTAACTGTGTGGCCAATCCTATAGCATATCAATATTTTAAAAATGTTTGGATTATGCCTAATCCAGGCGATGCAGGCAGTGCTGTAGGTGCAGTATTGGCAGATTGGCAGGAACATATTAAATGGCCAGGTCCTTATCTCGGCACAGAAATCAAACACAGTGAAGACAATAACAGTGGCATTGTAGATTATCTTTTGGAACATAAAATATGTGGGTTGGCTAGAGGACGAGCAGAGTTTGGTCCAAGAGCATTGGGCAACAGAAGTTTAATTGCAGACCCTAGAGGCGATGATGTCAAAGATAGATTAAACAAGATCAAACAACGTCAGGACTTCCGCCCATTTGCACCAGCAGTATTGGCCGAACATGCCTCTAGTATATTTGTCATGCCCACACAGCATACACCTTATATGCAGTATGCCGTTCGTTGTCTACGACCCGATCTATATCCTGCTATTGTACACACGGATGGTACTAGTCGTGTGCAGACTGTTACCCGAGAAGATAATCCAGAGTTTCATGCATTGTTGACAAAATGGTACGAACGCACAGGCTGTCCTATGTTGGTCAATACCAGTTTGAACATCAAAGGTGAGCCTATAGTCAACAACGAATTGGACGCACAGCGTTGGCAAGAACGGTATGGAATTGCAATTTTTCATTGACCTTAAACAAGTTATCAAGTATAATATAAAGTATGACTACTAGACAAAACACAGACTACGGATATGATATCCAAAAACTATATCTTGAAATGATGCTCAGTGATGCAGGTACATTTGTACGCTGTCAGAGTATTTTAGATCATACCCTGTTTGATCGTAGACTGCAAGATGCTGTGGAATTTGTCAGCAACTATGTCAGCGAACACAATGCACTGCCCACATTTGACATGGTACGTGCGGCTACAAAAACTGAGCTCAATGATCCAGGCACACTCAAAGATGAACACTATGATTGGTTGCTCACAGACTTTGAAACGTTTACACGTCATAAAGGTCTAGAACGTGCTATCTTAAAGAGTGCAGACTTACTGGAAGAAGGCAACTATGGTCCTGTGGAAGACATGATCAAGCAGGCAGTACAGGTAGGTTTACAAAAAGACCTAGGCACAGACTATTGGGCCGACCCTAAGGGTAGATTGGTAGGATTAAAAGATAAAAACGGGCAGGTTAAAACAGGTTGGGACACATTGGACAAGCGATTGTTTGGTGGTATGAACCGCGGAGAGTTGAATATCTTTGCAGGCGGTTCCGGTGCAGGTAAAAGTTTGTTCTTGGCCAATTTAGGTGTAAACTGGGCACTACAGGGTATGAACGTAGTATATCTAACTCTAGAACTCAGTGAAGCACTGGTGAGTATGCGTGTGGATAGTATGACCACAGGTATTCCCACAAAAGAGATTTTCAAGGATCTTGACAACGTGGAAATGAAAGTCAAGATGATTGGTAAGAAGTCAGGTGCTTTCCAAGTCAAGTACATGCCCAGCGGTAAAACTGCCAACGACATTCGTGCTTACTTGAAAGAGTATGAAATCAAAATGGATCGTAAAGTGGATGTGTTATTGGTAGACTACATGGACTTGCTACTGCCCATAAGCAAACGTATTTCAGCGGAAAACCTGTTTGTCAAGGACAAATATGTCAGTGAAGAATTGCGTAACTTGGCCATGGAAAAACAGTGTGTGTTCGTTACTGCGGCACAGTTGAATCGTGGTGCGGTAGAAGAAGTAGAGTTTGATCACAGTCATATTTCGGGTGGTCTAAGTAAGATTCAGACTGCGGACAACGTCATAGGTATCTTTACAAGTCGTGCTATGCGTGAACGTGGCAAGTATCAGATACAGTTGATGAAAACACGTAGTAGCAGTGGCGTGGGTATGAAGATTGATTTGGACTTTGATATTGACACACTGCGTATCACAGATCCTGGCATAGAAGGATCAGACGACTATAGACCCAAGAGCAGTAGTATTCTTGAAGATATCAAACGCAAAAGCACAGCCAGTGACATCACAGACGTTGCAGCCAGTTCAGAAGCACAGGTGCCAGATCCTACAATAGGTGTGCCTTTGCCCAAGATACAGGCCAAGTCTGACTCAACTAAACTGCGTCAGTTCTTGAATAACTTAGGCGGCACAGACACTTGATCCGCTTCAATGGTGTACTGTACACGCTGTTCTAATCTGGCTTTTCTCAGCCTACGCTCTCGCTGAGCGGCACTGGAAGGCAAAGGCTGTACTAGACGAGCATTAGGGTTATCTAATCTAATGGCTGAGTCTGGCACAGGCGAACGACCCGTGCGCCAATATTCAATGCCCAAGGCCGCATGTTTCAATGACAGTTCCGCTAGGGGTATCTGCGCCAGTTCAAAATTAATGCCAAAACTTTCCCCGCGATGTAGCCAGTGTATGTTTTGATATTCAAACATTAGATACCACAGGTAGTGTGTGCTGAACCACTGAAAATCTGTGGCAAAGTCCCAGTCAGGGCGATGCTGTTGAATTTCTTTACGCACCTGTCTACAGGCCACAATTAATTTGTCAATGATTGCTTCACTGCTGGGTATGATTTCCATCCATTTTTTAGTGGGCCCATAGACATTGTCTCCGCCCACAATGGGTCTACCGTTGTAGATGTTAATGCTCTTGGTGTAGAAATGATCTGGATCCATGCCATTTAACACGTCTGGATCCAGGGTATGATCCCAACGACTGCGCACTATGTAGTCATAGTCCTGCAACTGATCACGCCAATGATCCACAGCAAAACAAAAGCCCAACAACTGTCCAAAGTACTTGCCAAAATGATAGCGTATGAGGCTGTTGACCGCAGGATCAGATCTATAGTCGGGCAGTGCGCCCTCATCGATAAATCTTTCACAGAGTTGATCAAACAGGGGGTCTTGATCCCTGTAGACATGTCGATCGCCCAGACGTTCCAGTATGCTGTCACGCAGTGCAAACTGTTGCTGTTGATGCTGATTGGGCTGTCGAACTTCGCTGTGATCAGTCCAGCAATAACTGAATTCAGCCCACTGACTGACCCTGGGGCTCAGTGCAAAACTGTGTTGATGTAAGTGATGTCCCTGCGGCACCATACGTGCATGCCCACTGCAGACCACTGCCACTTTATATGCGTCCATGATGATATTTACCGTAAATAACACTATGAGATTATTGGTTTTTGGCTGTAGTTTTACAGATTACGCTTGGCCCACCTGGGCAGACATCATAGCCCTGGATCTGGGCTGTGACTACGAAAACTGGGCACAGGGTGGCGGTGGTAATCAGCAGATGGCTCGTAGACTCATGTACCGATTGGAGGAACAGCCTTTACAGCCTGAAGATTGGGTCATGGTGCAGTGGTCTAGTATCAGCAGAGAGGATCGTTTCATAGACACTTGGCGCTGTCAGGGTAGTGTGGCCATGAGCGCACACTATGGACGCCGTTGGTTGCGTGATCACTGGTCATGGAACAACGATGTCATAAACACAGCACAGGCACAGAGTCATTTTAGACTGCTGGCTAGTCATCACCTAAAGTACGAAATGATGATGCCCTGGGGAGACAGTCTAGTAGAACAGTCAGAAACGCCCCTGGATTGGTTTTGGCGCAGTCGCACAGCACAGGGCATGGACGAACTGCCCATGAACGCAGAACCCCTAAATGGACTGATAGCAGACGGGCACCCAGATCCAGCATTTTGGCTGTTATGGGTGGAACACAGAATCTACCCTAAACTGGGATTAACTGTAAAAGATCACACTAGACATCAAGTGGCAAAATTCCAACAGCAGTTACAGCAGTGGGCTGAACAGGGCCACGCACTGCCAAAGATACAGCAACTGAGCAGGAATTTAATGCAGGAATTGGCCTGGCCCACAAACAAGTGTAAACCCTTGAGTGATCAGCAGAAATCTTCGGGCTATTGGTTGATGTAGGCTAGAGTCCCTGCGGCGAAGCCGCGCAGCGGCGCAAAAATTTTTAGTCCCAGTATCCGGGCTTTCTCGCTACTTTGATTTCAGGCTTGGTGGGCGGCCACACACGAGGTTTAGTGGGTCTACGCAACTGTGTTATTTGACTTTGAAGATCTTTGACTTCATACCAAAGATATATGGCAATCAGCAGACTGGCTGAACTGAATACATACATGATTAATATTATAAGTTCCATGGTTCGCTCCTGAACATGCAGTTATTGTTGGCTAGTGTACAGTGACATCTTCCCACTCTGCTGTGAGTGCATCTTCCAGCATTAGTTCGTAGGTACTGCGATCATTGGCATCTGCCATGCGATAGCAGAATGCTTCTAACAGCACAGAATTGATGATTTCTGCGTCTATGCCCTTTTCAGCCAAACTGGCACAGAGTGCGTCTATGCTGACTGCTACTAGCTCAAACTGTTGGCTGTCGTCTAATTTGGCTATATCAACTTCCTGTTCCTGCTCTAACAACTCTACTTGTGCTTTGATTCTAGATTTTGACATAGCGTATCCTTAAAAAATTGTGCGTAAAAATTTTGCAGCCAGTACTTGACACAGTGCCCTGGTGGTTTTTAGCCCTGAACTTCTGTGATAGTCCATGTGTAGTGCGTGTGGGGATCTGAGCAAGTTCGCTGTATTTCCACTAACAGTGCAGATTCAGCACTGGCTTGATTAGCGGCAGAATGAATGATTTCTTTGACACAGCCTGGGCCCGGATCGCTGTGGCTGGCATCTGAATGGTTTCGTAGAATTATCTTATATGTAGGCATGGTTGTTCCTGGATTGCTGACACTGTTATTTAACTGTTTCTGGCGGAGATTTTGGAATTTTTTTGGTGTATTTTTTCTGCCACGGAAATTTTAATATTAGGGTATTTTTATCGGCCCCTGGTGATTTTGCATCGGTGTTAATGCTGTTGCGTAAAAACAACAATTTTTATTTTATATGCCTC